CCACTTGTAGGCTACGCCAATCGTTCGACGTATTCCTTTACCATTCCCTTTTGGTAGTAAACGTCTACCACGTAACCACGGGAGACGGAATCGGCAGCCATTCTGTAGGCTTGGGCTTTGTCCCAAACTTTGTCAGTGGAAACAGTTTTGTCATTGAGAAGTGTTACTAGTTTGTACATTGTTTTTTACCTTAGTAGTAGTGTTGTTGTTATGTCTCTATTATACAGATATCGGCTGTTTTGTCAACCCCTATCCAGTCTAATTCTCAAATTATTAGAGAATATTTGTCGATACCCAAACGAAACCTTTATCGTTCATATCCCAGACGAAAGCGTTAGCGTGTGCTTTGTTGCAGATAACGAAGTTGGTTTTGCCGGAAGCGTTTTTGAAGTTCATCTGAATCATTGTTATTACCTTAGAAAGTGTTGTGTTTGTTATGTCTCCCATTATACATACTTATCGGCATTTGTCAAGACCTATCTATAGGAAAACCGGAGTTTTTTGTTCAATATTTAATGGCGGAAATTTTCGCGTAAGCGCGGGGGTGGTTTAGAAGAAATTCAAATTTTTCAAAATATTATGTCTTGTCCAATGTTTCCAGACTGACCCTAGATAGATACATAGCCGCCAACCAGACCCCTGTAAAGTCGTCGCCAAGCTTGCCAATTCCAGTATTGCAAGGCTCGCAGATCCAGCCTCTAAATTGATTAGTTTCGTGAGAATGGTCTAGAACCAGCGACTTGACCGGAACCTGCCCGCAGCATTCGCACCTATCAGGCATTGGAGGGGCGGTCTTTTTTAATTCTTTACGTAATTGAGACTGTTCTTTTATACAGGCCCGACATCTAGAATCTAAATTATCCTTATAGTGTATATGTTTAGGAAAATCCCCCTTTGCCTTTTCTATGCCACAAATCTTACACTTCTTTCTTGTTTCCATAAATGGCCCCACACAAAACACATTTGAATTTTGTTTCACTTATCATTTTCGCTACGTGTGTTCCGCACTTGCAGTGAGGCGGCCCGGAAACGATCTTTGGCACGAAAGGCGGCTTCTTCTTTTTCTTTTTCATTCATAGTCCTCCAGTTAGATATTTCACTTTTTGTTCTGCCACAACCGCTACATATTTGTTGTCTATTTAAGGCACAATGACCAGTACAGGGTGATTTCATAATTTCTCCTATTTACGTACCCCCAGCTTTTATCCTACCAAGCAAGTCTCGCGATGCTCGATATGACTGAGATATTAATTAGTAAGCCACCAATCAGATGCTTGCTTTGGGGTTTGGGTGAGAGCTGTAAAACTCACAACTAATAATTAGTTTTCCATTACTGGAACCATTCATCTGCCAAATGTGGTAGGCACGGGTAATACCTACTTCCAACTTCTAACCATCCTATCAAGTATTTGTATCTGATCTTTAAAAATCGTCCAAGCGCCACGAACAGGACAGTTTTTTACGTGACAGCGTTATACAAAACCTTCAAATCCTAATATCCCGACAGTTACCTGTCATTCTATTATAGTGAACTGCCCTTATTTATGCTAAAATTATCGTGTGATTCCCTTAAATAGTGTATATCATTATATGTAATGTTAATTTTAAACGGAGGAAGTTATGATAGAATCCAAATTGAACACAAAAGCAACTGCAAAGCTGCAAGAGGAAATAGAACAAGAGCTAGCTGCAAATATACCAGACCCTCCACAGGGGGCGGCGGCAGCATTAGGACCAGAGGAACTACAACAGGACGAAAATAATGAAGATACCCAAGGGGATGAACGAAACTGAGGTTGTTAATACAATCTTAAAAATATCTAAAAAACTTGCGCACAAATATACGTTTGCTTCTTATGAAGTTGAAGATATAGAACAAGAGGCGTTTTTGATTGGTATTGCGGGCCTTGAGAAATATGACCAAGGGCGGCCTTTGGATAATTTTATGTATGTGCATATTAACAATAGGTTAAAAACGTTCAAAAGAGATAATTACTATAGGCTAGAGCATGGGGCGGCTGAAAAAATACAAAAGTCCAAAAAAGATATCCTAGAGCCTCTTGATATACAGGAATTGTATCATATTGCAACAGGTGACACGATAAGTGAAGATGCGGAACTTTCTGAAATACTTCAAAAAATAGATGACCATCTTCCATCTAATATGAGGGGCGACTATCTAAAGCTCAAAAATAATGCTTCACTACCTAAAAGTAGAAAGGCTAAAGTTGTGGCTTTTATACAAGAGATTATAGAAGAGGGCGAATACGATGAGTGAATTTAAAAGGGGCAGGTTCTCATTTGACGAAATGGCCTTTATCGAGCAAAATTGCGAGGTTCTTTCTCCTGAAGCCATCGCAAAAGAATTAAATCGCGACCCCGGCTCTATTCAGACTTGGATCAAAAAGAAAGTCGGCTTTTCTGCAAAGCAAAAGAAAGAGGCGGCTGTCGCTAACGAATTAAAAGAGAAGCCCTACTTCAAAGAGCTATCAAATCAATTCACGCCAGAAGAGTTGGAGATGTTTCAGTTCCACTTCAAGAAAATGTGGAGCCAGTTCAAAGACGATGTGTTTCATACAGAAGAAATGCAAATCATTGACACAATCAAGCTTGAGCTATTGATGAACAGGATTCTAAAGGCACAACACGAAAACCAACAGAGTATTATCGCTAACGAAAGAATTGTACAGAACGAAAAGGCGCGAGACAAAGATCAGCGCGATGTTGATCTAATTATGAATATAGAGCGCCAGATTGCGATCCTACGGGCTTCACAGGAAACCCTTAGTAAAGACTATAAGGATCTGCAAGCGCGCAAGGCGACGATGCTCAAGGATCTCAAAGGCACAAGAGAGCAGCGCGTCAAAGCTATCGAAGACTCTAAGCTAACATTCGCATCACTTGTGAAGAAATTAGCTACAGACAGTCAGTATCGAAGTGAAATAGGGATAGAGATGGAAAAAATGAGGCTCGCTACAGAAATAGAGAAAGAACGACTTTCTGATTATGTACAATACGAGGACGGTATCGTGGACCAGCCGTTCCTGACACCAGAAACACTAAAGGAAGAAGAATGAAAGCTATCATATTTGGAATAACAGGACAAGACGGAAGCTATCTCGCAGAACTCTTACTAGAGAAAGGTTATGAAGTAGTTGGCATAACCAGACGAGTGAGCGTTCCCACACTAAATAGAATTACTCACATCTTGCCCAAAATTAAGATCGTCGAAGGAGACATTACGGATGCTTTCAGTGTTAGCAATGTAATCAAAGAAGAAGCTCCTGACGAGATTTACAACCTTGCTGCGCAATCTCACGTTGGAACGAGTTTCAAACAGCCAAGCCTGACTTGGGACGTAACTGCTGGTGGAGTGTTGAATATTCTAGAGGCAATAAGATATTCGGGCAGAAAAGACGACATTAAGTTTTATCAGGCTAGTTCTAGCGAAATGTTTGGGAAAAATTTTACAGAAAAGAAAGTTTTAACAGCGGCACTAGAAAATGTTTTAGGCACTGTTACTCTTGATGAAATTCATTCGGATTCTGTTTGTGATTCTCAAAAATATCAAGACGAAGACACACCTTTCATGCCGCAGAGTCCATACGCTATAGCAAAACTAGCAGCCCATCATCTTGTGCGTAATTACCGCGACAGTTATGGGATTTTTGCTTGTAGTGGCATTTTGTTCAACCATGAAAGCGAAAGACGAGGCGAGAAGTTTGTCACCAGAAAAATTACCAAGTGGATTGGTGAGTTTATAGCTTCTGGCATGGATAAAGACTTTCCCGCACTGCGACTGGGTAATCTAGACGCAAAACGAGACTGGGGTCATGCAGAGGACTACGTGCGGGGCATGTGGGAAATGGTACAGCACGAAACGCCAAGCGACTACGTGGTGGCTACGGGAGAGACTCATTCAGTTAGAGAGTTTCTGGATATAGCTTTCAAGCACGTAGGAATTGACGATTGGGACAATCTTGTGGTAATTGACCCAGAATTTTATCGTCCAGCAGAAGTGGACTATTTATTGGGAATACCAGCAAAAGCGAAGCGTATACTGGGATGGGAGCCTGAGATTTCATTTCAACAACTGGTAGAAAGAATGGTGGATAGCGATGTCGAAGAGGCGAGACTACAACGACCCGATTTACAAAGACTTTAGGCTAAAAGTCCTAAAAAGAGACAAATATACTTGCCAAATGTGTAAAAAGAAAGGGAAGCGAGCCAGATTGAACGTTCATCACATAATGAAATGGTCTTCAGCAGCTTCTCTTAGGTATGACATTGACAACGGTATAACTTTATGTAGTTCTTGTCACAAGTCCATAACAGGAAAGGAATCCCACTATGCTTCTTATTTTTCGCAACTCATTAACAGAAAGAAATAGCTATGTTTAATAAAGAAGAAAAAAAACCCAACCCAGAGCCTGATTCGTCTCCAAAAGCTAAAAATTTTGCAGATGAAATTTTTTTAGTTAACGATACCCCAAAGCCTAAGCCAGAGGCCGTTAAAGCCCATTCTTCAAACGATGCTAGCTTTATCATAAAAACTATAAATGAAAATCCGGGAACGCCAGCTATTTTTGAAAATTGTACAGGGTCTACTTTTAATCAAGTTTACAAAATGGTTGGTAGAATTAAACCAACTTGGGACGATCTTAATAAGGTGATAAAATACAAGCAATGACACCTAAGTACAAAGTAATAAAAGATACAAGAGAACAGGATGGATGGTTTTTCTCTCCGTATGATAAGTGTTCTGGCATGGAGGTTGGAACGCTCCATACGGGAGATTATACGCTTGAAGGCTTTGAAGATGTTGTATGTATAGAGAGAAAAGCCTCTGTATCTGAAATCGCTATGAACTTAGGCAAGAAGAAAAGCACTTTCTATAAAGAAATAGAAAGAATGAGAGATTTTCACTTTCGCTACATCCTCTTAGAGTTTTCAGCTTCTGATTTAATTGACTACCCAAACAGTTTGCTAAAAACAGAAGAAGATAAAGAATTGTATAAAAGATATAAAGATGGAGAAATAGCTCTTCCTAATTTTAAAAGATTTCAAGTTGTAAAGCAAACAAAGATAACAGGAAGATATCTATTAAAGGCACTTATGGAGATATCTATACATTATGATGTAAATGTAATGTTTTGCGATAATAAATATAATGCATTCATGATGTGTAACAGCATTTTCAAAAGGTTGAACGAATCGTTCCACAAGGAGCAGTAATGTCAAATATAAGAGATACTATCGGAGAAATACACAACTACGGAATTGATGTTAAAAATAGAGAGATTTATTTGCATTCTGTAAAAGACGGAGGAGAAGACGATCCGGGAGTAGATTATAGAATGGCTATAAATTTTGTAAAAAACATAAGACATTTAGACTCTTTAAACAATAACGAAATAAGAATAAATATGCAAAGTATTGGCGGAGGCTGGCAGGCTGGAATGTCAATATACGATGCAATACAGTCCTGCAAGTCTTACGTAACAATTGTGGCTTATGGGCAGGCAGAATCAATGAGCGGTATAATACTACAGGCGGCTGACAACAGATTAATGTCACAGCACTCACATTTCATGGCGCACTTTGGCTCTACAGACTGTAGTGGAGATTATTTAAGCGCTCAAAAATGGGCAGAGCTAGATAAACAAAATCTAGACATAATGCTAGATGTATTCGCTACAAAATGTCAAAATACTGGTGAATACTTTAAGGAAAGAAAATATAGTGTTTCAAAAACTAAGGCACATATAAAAAGAAAAATGAAAGATGGAGATTGGTATCTTACTGCAAGCGAAGCGGTACAATTTGGATTTGCTGATGGGATAAACGATGGTAAATAATCAACAAAAGCTAAAAGACGCTTGGCTAGGCATAGAAGTAGATGAAAGTTCTTTATTTAATCCTATGGATTTTATCATGGAGGGCGCAGACAAGGATCAGCTAATTGAAAGAATAGCTTGGTTAATGATGCGTCCTGAATATTTCTCTTTCGCTTCTAAGTATATATTAAATATTGATCTAGCCCCCATGCAGTCTCTACTGCTGTACGAAATGTGGAATAGAAAGTTCCCTATGCTTATAGGAACTAGAGGTATGGGCAAATCGTTTATACTGTCTGTTTACCCTCTTCTTCGTGCTTTGTTTATGCCTAGAAGAAAAATTATTGTTGTTGGCGCTGCCTTCCGTCAATCTAAAGTTTTGTTTGAATATATGGATACGATATGGAAGAACGCACCCGTTTTAAGGGATCTGTGTGGTACGAACAGCGGTCCTAGAAGAGATGTTGATAGATGCGTTATGCATATTAATCAAAGCACTATAACATGCCTTCCGCTTGGCGACGGAAGCAAGATTAGAGGTCAACGTGCCAACGATATTATTGCTGACGAGTTTGCATCCATACCTAGAGATATTTTTGAAAATGTTGTAGCAGGTTTTGCTGCTGTAGCGGCGTCCCCTATAGAAAAGGTAAAAGAAAAAGCCAAGAAAAAGAAAGCGGCAGAACTTGGTATATCTTTAGAGGCGGATGTACATGCGCCTCAAGACAAGTCAAACCAAATCATTTTATCGGGTACGGCTTATTATGATTTTAATCATTTTGCAGACTACTGGAAAAGATATAGGGCTATAGTAAATAGTGGTGGTAATATTTCTAAATTAGAACAAGTCTTTAATGGTGAAGTTCCTGCTGATTTTGACTGGAGAGAGTATTCCGTGATGAGGATACCTGTAAATAAGCTTCCTGATGGCTTCATGGACGCCGGTCAGGTGGGTAGAGCTAAGGCTACGATTCATTCGGGTATATACAATATGGAGTACGGCGCGTGCTTCACAACAGACAGCCAAGGTTTCTTCAAGAGGAGTCTTATAGAGTCTTGCTGCACTTCTCCTACTAAGCCTATAAGCTTTCCTTCTGGAGAGGTTTCTTTTGAAACAATGTTAAAGGGTAATCCTAAAAAGAAGTATGTATTTGGCGTTGACCCCGCCTCTGAGGTTGATAATTTTAGTATTGTTGTAATGGAAATAAATGAAGACCATAGAAGAATTGTTCACTGCTGGACCACAAACAGAAAACAACATAAAGACAAGCTTAAATCTAAAATAGTAGATGAAGACGACTTTTACTCGTATTGCGCTAAAAAGATACGAGACCTGATGAAAGTGTTTCCTTGCGCCGAAATAGCTCTGGATGCCCAAGGTGGCGGTATAGCTGTTATGGAGGCTTTACAGGATAGAGATAAGATAAGGGATGGTGAGGTTGCTATATATCCAACTATAGAAGACAAAGAAAAAGACACAGACCATAAAGCCGGTTTACATATACTAAAGCTTTGCCAGTTCGCTAAGGCTGACTGGTTGGCAGAAGCGAATCATGGTCTTAGGAAGGATTTTGAAGATAGAATTGTTTTGTTTCCATTTTTTGATTCAGTTAGTATAGGTCTTTCTATCGAGGACGACAAAATCGCAAACAGAAAGTATGACACCCTAGAAGATTGCGTGATGGAAATAGAAGAGCTTAAAGATGAGCTATCTATGATCGTGATGACACAAACATCAACAGGAAGAGAGAGGTGGGATACACCTGAAGTAAAAGTTGCAGCAGGAAAGAAGAATAGGCTACGAAAAGACAGATACTCTTCTTTAATTATGGCTAATATGTCCGCTAGAATGCTTTCAATAGAAAAAGACGTTGTAGAATACGGGGCTATTGGGGGTTTTGCTCAACAGGACAATTCTGCTAAGTACGATAATGAAAAAATGTACTATGGCCCCGCTTGGTTTTCCGATAAAGTCCAAGATATTTATTAATTTGTGTATATATTACTGTCAATCATATTAACAATACTATTACACGGAGATCAATACCAATGTCAAAAATTGACAATGCTGAAGACTCACCTCTTTATCTTACTTGGGATAATGCTAGCGATATGCAAAACGCTTACGCTCAAACTAACGATAATGTTGAGGCTTACGATGGTATTCAAAAATCTTCTGCCTACAGTAGAAAAACAAGTTTTGTAGATATAGAACCAAGCCGCTCCGTTAGAACTTCTTTTCTTCGCTCTGATTACGATGCATTCAGACCGGGAGAATCTGTTTCTAATCGTCAAAAGCGTATAATTAAACAATGTATGCAGGCTTACGATAAGGTCGGTATTATTAGGAATGTTATTGACCTCATGAGCGACTTTGCTTCTCAGGGGCTTGTTTTAGTTCATCCCAACAAAACTATTGAAAAGTTCTATAGAAAGTGGTGGCAAGAGATTGGTGGCGTAGATAGGTCTGAAAGATTTTTAAACTATCTATATAGATGTGGTAATGTTGTTAGCAGAAGGCACACGGCAAAAATAAATAAACAACAAGAAAGAAACCTAAGAAATTCACTAGCGGCGGATATGAAGATAGATCCTTTAAAAGTCACAAAAAGAGAAATACCTTGGTCTTATGACTTTTTAAATCCGTTAGCAGTAGATATTAAAAATACAGGATCTGCTATGGTTGGTAAGCCTGAATTTGTATTAAATCTTTCAAAAAATAGTTACGAGGCTTTAGTTAAAACTGACAATACTCCAAATACAATATTTAAAACATTACCACTAGATATCCAAAAAAGGCTGCAAAGCGGAGAAAGGAAAATTCCGCTAGATCCCGATAATGTTCAGATGCATTATTACAAAAAGGATGATTGGCTACTTTGGGCAAACCCAATGATTTACGCTATTCTTGACGATATTATAATGTTAGAAAAGATGAAGCTTGCAGATATTGCCGCATTAGATGGAGCTATATCAAACGTTAGGCTGTGGACAGTTGGTGATTTAGATCACAAGATTATACCCACAAAAGCCGCTATAAATAAGCTTAGAGACATTCTTGCTAGTAATGTTGGTGGCGGTACTATGGATTTGGTCTGGGGGCCAGAGCTTAAATTTACAGAAAGTCAATCTCAAGTTTATAGATTCTTAGGCGCCGAAAAATACCAGCCTGTTCTGACAAGCGTTTATGCTGGTTTGGGTATTCCACCGACTTTGACTGGAGCTAGCAGTAGTGGTGGATACACTAACAATTATGTATCTTTAAAAACTTTGATAGAAAGACTAGAATATGGAAGAGAAGTTCTTTCTAGGTTCTGGAGGCACGAAATTAAACTTGTTCAGAAGGCTATGGGTTTCCGTTTTCCTGCGGAAATACATTTTGATTCTATTGTTCTTTCTGACGAAGCAGCTCAGAAAAAACTGCTTATGGATCTTGCTGATAGAGATATTATATCACAGGAAACGCTTCTTGAAAGATTTAGAGAAATACCTAGTATCGAAAGGGTTAGAGTTAGAAGAGAGGAAAGGGAAAGGACTAATGATGCAACCGCTCCCAAAAAGGCTAGTCCATACCATAACCCTCAGCACAAAAACGATATGGCTAAAATTGCTATGACAAAAGATGTACTGGATAATGATGAATATCTTGAAAGCTTAGGACTTCCTCCCACTTCTATTGAAGAGCCTATAAAAGAAGATGTAAAAAAACTTCCTATAGACAACAAAAACACTGACCCTGTTAATGAAAATGGCAGGCCAAAATTTTCCAAAGATACCCAAAAAAGAAAAGAGAAAAGGGTACTACCAAGAAGTTCTGATGCTACAGCCAAGACGTTATGGGCGATGGAGGCTCAGGCAAAGATATCTGAAATAGTCTCTCCGGTAGCTTTGGCGCATTTTGATAAAAAGAACGTTAGAAGTCTAAACAAGGCTGAAGTTGACCAGTTAGAGCATCTAAAACTTTGTATATTGACTGGAATGCAGCCATTTATGGAGATTGATGAAGCTGTAGTTAAACAGCTAATAGACAATAAAAGCAAGCCGTCTCAAGCATTTTATGATTTGTCACAGGCCAAGAAGCAAGACTTTGTAAAGAGCAACAAAAGAGATCCCAATACTTCTGAGATGAGATTTATATATTCTGCTACATTTGGTGAAATGTCCAATTTTTAGCAATAAATTCTATTATTGAAAAAATTTGTGTATAAGTTTTTGGAGGTATTTTTATGGAAATTTACAAAGCAGAAATACAAGATGGTCTAGGCGACCTTTTATCATCTACAAATAGCGTAGCTTATTGTGGTGTTGCTAAGTGTTTTAGCCCATCTACAGAGCAGCAAGAATCTATGAAACTCATAGCTTCTGAAGCTTCTGATAATAAAGATCAAATAGATTTGTTTTATTTAGAGTCTGTATTAGTTAGTACTGGCTGGAATAAAAATGATGATGTATTTGACCCAAAAGAAACATTTGCAGCCAGAACAACCCCAGAAGACAAGCCTTTCAATTTCATGCATGATGAAAAAGATATTATAGGTCATATAACTGGAAATCGTGTTGTTGACTTTCAAGGCACTGCAATAGCTGAAGAAACAGAAAATCCTCCTACAGAATTTAATATATTGACTACCGCTGTTATTTACAAAGAGTGGAGCGACGTAGATCAAAGACAAAGAATACAAAAAATACTAGCAGAAATCGAAGAAGGCAAATGGTTCGTTTCTATGGAATGTCTATTTCCCAATTTTGATTACGCTTTAGTAGATAAGGAAGGCGGTACTAGAGTTGTACCCAGAGAAGAAAGCTCTGCCTTTCTTACTAAGCACCTAAGATCTTATGGTGGAAGTGGAAAATACGAAGACTACAGAGTTGGCAGACTTCTGAGAAACTTATCGTTCTCTGGTAAAGGCTTAGTTTCAAAACCTGCTAATCCTCGTAGTGTAATATTGGAAGGAAATAGATTTTTTGATGAATCTGAGGCACAAATTTTAACTATATCTTCAACTAAGGAGAACGATATGTCAGAACTAGATAAGCAAATTGACGATTTGCGCTCTGAGTTAGCAGAAGCTAAAGCTGCTAATGAAGTTCTAAAAGAGAAAGTAGTCGCAGAGCAACAAGCAGAATTTGAGTCAAAGATTCAAGCGCTTGAAGCTACTATTGCAGAACAGGCTGAAGCCTTGGAAGCAAAAGAAGCTGTTGTTGCAGAGCAAGCTGAAGCTATCGCAAAAGCTGCTGACGACATGAAAGAGAAAATGGAAAAACTTCGCGAAATGCAAAAGAAAGAAGCCTTGATGAAGCGTAAAGCGGAACTTGAGGAAGCTGGTCTTGACGCAGAAGAAGCTTCGGCTACTGTGGCCGACTTTGAAGATGCTGATGATGACACCTTTGCTAAGGTTGTTGCTTTGATGAAAAAGAAAGCCGTCAAGCATGACGAAAAAGAAAAAGAAGAAGAAAAGGCCATGAAGATGAAAGAAAAGGCCGTCAAAGAGAAAGAAGCAAAAGCAGAAGAGGAACTTGATTCCGCTGAAGCTGGCGAAGAAGCTCTTGAGCAAGTAGAACCGGTAGAGGAAGTTGCTATCGCGGAACTAGACGAACAAGAAGATCCAGCGGAATCTCTTCGCAGCGTAGCGAGCGAGTGGCTTGGTTCTGTTTTACAAACTGTGCCTAAACAAAATAAGTAATTTTTATTAAAGGAGATTCATAATGGCTCTTAAAACTGACAGAAGTACGCTTCAAACTGACATTTCATTCTTCATGAATGAAGCTGCCACCCGTGGCGGTGTTGTGTCTCTTAGCACCGGAGGCTCTGGTGCCGCAATGGATCAAGGCGCCGCTTTGGTCACATATGCTGCTCAACCATCTGGTAAAGTTGCAGTTGGTCTCTTGCTTGGTGATATGGTTAACATTGATCTTACTCGCCAGCACTTGAACCAGTATAAAGACGAAGTTCAAAAGGGTGGAAAAGTTGCACTTCTCCAAAAGGGTTACGTTGTAACTAACAATTTGGAAGGAACGGCTCCAAGTGCAGGAGATCCTGCTTTCTTGGCTCATAGTGGCAATATCGCTGCCTCGGATACAATCAGTGATGATACCGACTCAAATGGTCATGGTAGAATCGTTGGTAGATTCTTGGGTGGTGTTGACGAAGATGGATACGCTAAAGTTTACATCGACCTTCCAAACACTAACAAGTAATAATTAACCATAGGAGAATATAATATGTCTATTAAACAAAGACCATCAGACGAGTTTATCAGTCTTTTAAAAAGATCTGGTAGCTCAGATAAGGCTGTTGCTGTCGAAGCGCAGCGCGAAATCGCTAAAGCTCTTGAGACACCTCTCAGAGAGGGCGTTCTTTTTGGCGATGTTGTTACTTCGATCTACGAAACCATGCCTCTTGAGCCGGGAGCAAGTCCAGAATTTCCACTGGATCTCTTGGCCCCCGGAACTGAAGGTGAGCATATCGCTTACACAAACCCCGGAAACGGAAGAATTCCTGAGCGTCACGTAGAAAGTGATTACGTCATGATTAACACTTATGGCATTTCGAGTTCTATTGACTTCCTGCTTAAATACGCTAGAGAAGCAAACTGGAATGTTGTTGGTCGTGCCATGCAGGTGCTTGAAGCTTCGTTTGTGAAGAAGATTAATGACGACGGTTGGCATACGCTTTTGGCTTCTGCTGTAGACCGTAACATCTTGGTTTTCGATGCAGACGCTGCTGCTGGTCAATTCACCAAGCGGCTTGTTAGTTTGATGAAAACTGTCATGCGTCGTAACGGTGGTGGTAACAGTGTCACTGCTCCGGGTCGCTTGAGCGATCTTTATCTTTCTCCAGAGGCTATCGAAGATATCCGTAACTGGGGTGTTGATCAGCTTGACGAAGTTAGCCGTAGAGAAATCTATGTTGCTAACGATGATGGTCCTGCTCTCACTAGAGTGTTTGGTGTAAATCTTCACGATGTGTTTGAGTTCGGTGATGGTCAAGAGTACCAGAAGTACTTTACTAGCGATCTTGGCGGCTCGCTTGCTAGTTCCGATGTTGAGCTTGTTATCGGCTTGGACCAAGCTGCTAACGATAGCTTTGTGATGCCTGTTAAGAAAACTGTAGAAATCTATGAAGACGAAGCTCTTCACAGATTCCAGCGTCAGGGTTACTATGGTTGGGCTGAAATCGGATTCGGCGTACTTGATAACCGTAGAGTCCTTGCTGGCTCCTTCTAATAGAAGTGCAGATTTAAGTAAAAAGAAAAGTCGCTCAATTTTGGGCGGCTTTTTTTTGTTATATACAATGTTTTGTGTATATAATTATGGAGGTTGTTATGTTTGGTTTTAGTGCTTTTTCGGAAACGGCAGTAGCAGATGATGGTTTTGTAAGAACAGAACCGTTTGGTGGCGGAATTGTAGTTTTACATTTTAATAAAAGTGTCTTAAAGTTTCCTTTGGTAATAAATAAGCAAGTAGACCATTCTCTAAATATAAACAAACAGCAGGACCACAGTCTAAATATAAATAAAATAATAAGTTTTGATGTAAGGAGATAGGTATGGCGGTTTTTTCGGTCAATATTTCGGATGAAGATGTTGGAAGAGTTATTACTGCTGTATGTGGTAACTATGGATATCAATCGCAAATTGAAAACCCAAACTTCGATCCGTCTTCGGCGCCCGATGCGCAAACAAATCCTGAAACCGTACCTAATCCTGAATCCGAATCTCAATTCGCAAACAGAAAAACAAGAGATTTTTTAATGGAAAATACTGTTGCTTACGAGCTTAGAATAGAAAGAGAAAACGTACCCAAACCAACACCTCCAAATATAACAGACCCTAACTAAGAACATTAACATTTTTATATCGGAGGTATGTCTTCATGGCATTAAAAATAGGCGATAGAGTTAGGGAAAATACATCTAGTACTGGTGTTGGTGGTTTATCTTTAACAGGCGCTCCTGCTGGATTTCAAACATTTAGCTCGGTTTTGGCTAGTGGAGATACGACTTATTACTCTTTAGAAGAAAATGATAAATTTGAAGTTGGTATAGGTACTTACGGATCAAACAACTTAGAAAGAACAACTGTATTATCTAGCTCTAACTCTGGCAATAAGATAAGTCTTGGTGGAAGT